CACTTCCGACATCGGCCGGAAAGGCCCCGCACGGCACAGCGCCCGTGGCGGGGCCTTTTTTCGTGCCCCGCATCCGCGGGCAGCGGCCCGCCCATTCGCCCCTTCCACCGCGGCCGGGCGGCGGAAAGGGGAGCCCGGTCCGGCCCAACTTCCACTCCAGAGGAGAACGCAGTGAGCTATTCGAGCGTGAACGAGCTGTCCAGCGCGGTGGCCGTGTACCTCCAGGGGGACGACGGGCTGACGGACCTGGTCAGCGGGATCCAGGTGCTGAGCGCGCCCCCTGCTTCCTCGCCGCCGTACGTCCGGTTCGGCGAGAAGCGCGAGAGCAGCGCCCGCACCTTCTCGCGCGACGGAATGCAGGTCTCCATGGGCCTGGAGATCGCCGTGGCCGGGGACTCCGACCAGACCGCACTCGAGGTCTACAACATGGTCAAGGGGAGCATCGAGCAGGGCCAGCTGCTCATGCCGACCTTCCGCGTCGTGGAAAGGTCGGTCTGGCTGGAGAAGACCAGTCTGGACGCCGACGGGGTCACGTGGCGGGCGTTCGCGCGCCTCGACGCGATCGTGCAGGCGCTGTAGTACCCACGCAGTTCAACCCGATCCAACACACCCAATTAGGAGAAGCACACCATGGCCATCGCCGGAAAGACCCTCGTCGTCAAGGTCGGCACCGTCTCCACGGGTCCCTTCAACCTCGTGCAGGAGCTCAAGGACGCCTCGTTCAGCCAGTCGGGGAGCAACCAGGACGTCAGCACCTTCGACTTCGACTGGGTCAAGCGGGTGCAGGGGCTCAAGGACGGTTCCTACTCGCTGAGCGGCTTCTACAACCCGACCGACACCAACGGCCAGGTGGCGATCCGCAACGCGTGGCTCAACGACACCGTGCTGTTCGTCCAGTACCTGCCGAACGCCACCAACGGGTTCCAGCAGGAGGTGAAGGTCTCGAAGTTCGACATCAAGGCGAGCGCCAACGGCGCCACCGAGCTGTCCGTCGAGCTGGAAGGCAACGGCCCGATCACCGCCGTCTGACCCGGAGGCAAGCATGGCCACTGCAGGCCGCAAGGCCCAGGTGAAGGTCGCGGGGTCTCCCGTCGCCTTCACCAACGAGCCGACCACGTCGCTCGGCAACAGCATGGACTTCCAGGTCACCGCAGCCACCAAGCGGGTCTGGGACCGCACCGCCGCCATCGTCGTGGGGACGTCGGGCGACGGAGGCACCACCTACACGACGGCCGCCGCCGGCACCTACACGGTGAACCGGCTCACGGGGACCATCTCGTTCCTGCTCCCGCAGCTCGGCCCGCCGCTGGTGCGGGTGAGCGGCTCGTACCTCCCGCTCTCCGTCGTGGGAGAGGCGAGCGAGTACAGCTACTCCCTCACGGCCAAGAACGCCGAGTTCTCGCGCCTGGGCGACATCTACACCAGCCGTGCGCAGACGCTCAAGGACGTGACCGGGTCGCTCTCCCGCTGGTACGCGGCGGACCCGTACTTCACCAACGCGCTGACGGCGGAAACGCCCGTCATCCTGGAGTTCTACGCCAACTCCGGCACCGCGCCCGACCTGCGCTGCTGGGCGCTGGTGGGGAAGGAAGAGATCAAGGCCGCCATGGACGGGCTGGTGGAAACGACCGTCTCGTGGGAGGGCTTTTCCGACACCGAAGGGAGGATGATCAGCCTTGTCTAGCATCAGAGAGAGGATCCTGGCCGCGCAGGACCTGCGGTCGGAGACGGTGACGATCCCCGAGTGGGACGTGACCGTGGAGGTCCGCGGGCTCACCGGGACGCAGCGGGCCCGCCTCATGAAGTCCGGCTTCGACGCCAGCGGCACGGTGGACTTTGAGCGGCTGTACCCCGAGCTGGTGATCGCCAGCACCTTCGACCCGGCCACCGGGGAGGCGGTGTTCGGCGAGGCGGACCGCGACGCCCTGAACGGGAAGAGCGGCTCGGCGCTGGAGCGGCTGGCCCAGGCCGCCATGCGGGTGTCGGGCCTCAGCCCCGACGCCACGGCGGCCGCGGAAAAAAACTCCGAAGCAACCCCGAGCGACGCTTCTACTTCGAGCTAGCGGAGAAGCTGGGGTGCACGGTGGCGGAGCTGCTGGACCGGATCTCCTCGGAAGAGATCACCGAGTGGGCGGCGGTCTGGAAGATCCGCAACGAGGAGGAGGAAAGGGCGCACCGCGACGCGGAGCGCCGATCGGGAAGGCGGCGGTGACGCCGCCTTCCCGCGCCTCCGGGCCAGGGCTCGGTCCGGAGGCTTCCATTCCGTCCCCACGGGGCGGCGCCACCCGGCCACGAGCCGTGGGGCGGACCTTCATGGCTTCTTCCAAGAGATGAGCCTGTGATTGGATCCAACGACGCGTCCGGCGGCTCGGGAGGAGCCGTGGACGCTGCAATGATCGTCAGCCTCGCCAAGGAGTTCAGGCTCGCCTCCATCGGCGTGGCGAACGGGCTGGCGGAGATGACCATCGCCGCGCGGGGGCTCGCGTTCCCGCTCATCACGGCCACGGAGGCGCTCAACGGCCTGGCCATGCAGATGACGACGGCCGGTGAGACGTTCGCCACCCTGACCACGACGGTCGGAGAGACGGAGCAAGCCATCGCGAGCCTGGAAAAGACGATGGTGGATATGCGAGGGCCTGCGCTCCTTCAGGAGTCGCTCGCCGGCCTGGAGACGGAGGCCGAGTTCACGCGAGACGGGATCGACAACCTGCTGTCGCCAGCGCTGGCCAACCTCCTCCCCATCATGGGGAGGATCTACAACGCCGTGGGTGTCCTGGCCACCGGCGCGACCCGGTTCGGCTATGCCGTCGGACAGATCCTTGAAACGATCGGCAATACGGCCAAGGATGCACTCACCAGCCTGGAAAGCGCCGCCAGTGGGCTGATGGGGCTAGCGGGCATCGGAGGCGCGGCAGGCAATGCCGGTGAGAAACCGGATCCCATAGCCGGCGCGCTCGCGTCGCCATGGGCGGGCGTCGTTTCAGGTATCTTTCCCTGGGGCGGGCTAGGGAAAGACGCGCTCGCCGCGCTGTACCAGACGCTCTCCCAACCTGAACGGGAAGCGAGGGAGAGGGAGGCTCAGCACGCCCAAGCGCTCCAGCAACTGCACGCGCGCGTCGCCGTGCTCCCCGAGAGCCAGACGGCCACCGAGCTGCGGAGCCTCCGGGCCCGGCAGCCACAGCTCGACCGGGCGCGCGACGACCTGATGGCACGAGCGGAACGGGAGAAAGAAACCGTCATCACGGAGGTGGATGGCGGAGGCGGCCGGTACACCCATACCCGGGACATGCCCACGCCGGAGACTGCCAGGGCACTCCTTGATGCTGATTGGGCAGCCAAGCAGAACCGTGTGAATGTCGAGTTCCACAACGAGCGGCTCCAGATCATCGCCCGGGCCCGCCAGCACACCGAGGATGCCCTCGGTCCGCTGCGCGCCACGCAGGACATGCTCGGCGGCCAGGTGACCGGGTGGGGGACTGCGGCGGACCAGGCCGCGTTTGCCCGTCCTTCCACCGGGGGAGGGCTGCGGGACGAATTCGCCGCCGCAATGAACCTGGTACGGGACCTGGAGTACCGCAGCCGCGAGAACCGCGATCCCGAGGCCGATCTTCCGCAGCTTCGCAGCATCCTGGAGAACGCACGCGGCAAGGCTCTTAGCGGCAACGGCGAGGAGCGGCGAGTTTACCAGGCCATCCAGATGATGGTCGAGCGCGCGCTGGTCGCCTTCGGTCCCAAGCCAGCCACGACTTCGGCGGATGCGGGTGCACAGACACCCGCCACCCCCGAGACGGCACCCCCTCTACAGGAAACCCCCGCCGACACGGGGACGGCCTCGGACGGGGGCACGGCTCCGCGAGGGTTCCTCCAGACCATCACCGAGTTCCGGAGGACGGCGGTGGCGGCGATCGGCAACTTGGCGAAGAACGGTTGGGGCCGGGCTAACGACATCGCCGGGCAGCAGGTCCAGTCGTCGGGAAGCGCCTTCGCGGGGCTGCTCGCGAACTTCACCCCCCTTGGGATGGTCGCGACCCTTCTGGAGGGAGTTCTCCAGGGCCTCGCCCCGCTGATCGACTCGCTCAAAGAGCCGCTCCGCATCGTCGGCACCATCCTGGGCAAGGCGCTCGCGCCCATCCTCAAGGCCCTGTTCCCGATCTTCAAGGGGATCGCCATCGCCGCGACCTGGGTGGGACAGATCTTCTTCACCATCGCCGGGGGGATCCTCCGGGCGATCGGGGCCCTCATCAAGGGGCTGGGAAAGGCCATCGACAAGATCCCCGGGCTGGGGGACTTCGGCCTCAAGAAAGCCGGCCAGGACCTCATCGACATGGGGAACGGCTTCAAGGACAGCGCCCAGGCGCTGAAGGAGGGGCGCGAGGAGATCAAGAAGCTGGAGTTCGGCGACACCGCGGACAAGGTGGAAAAGCTCAACGAGCAGCTCACCAACGCGCCCGAGGGGTTCAAGGTGGCGCTCGCCCGCTTCGAGGCGGTGGCGCCGGAAACCGCGCGCGTCCCCTCGCCCCCCACCGACCGCGGCGGCACCACCGCCAGCGGCGAGACGGGCGCCTCGGAGAGCGGCCCCGTCCACATCGGCAACGTCCAGATCGTCTCCAACAACCCGGAGGAGATCTGGAAGCAGCTCAAGCGGGTCATGGAACGGGAAAACTTCCGCTCCACCGGCTCGCTCCTCACCCCCGCACTGGTCTGACGAATGGCATTCCTGATCGTGAACGGACAGACCGTCCCCGTGGCCGTGGACGGCGCATCGGTGGACTACGAGCTGATCGGCGACCGGGCGCGCGCCTTCGACGGGACCATGCGCTCCACCCGGCGCGCCACCAAGCGCAACTGGAAGGTGAAGACCGCCCCCATGGCGGTGGCCGCCGCCGACCAGCTCACCACCAGCCTGCTGGCCACCCCGCCGATCACCTGCAGCGGCGACATGCTGGGCGGAAGCGTGGCCTGCGACGCCGAGGTCACCGGCGTGACCTTCAGCCCCGCCTCCGGCGGACTGTCGCGTCGCGCCGTCGAATTCACCCTGCACGAGGTGTGACGTGCGTACCGTAACCGCAGCGCAGAGCACCGTCCTGTCGGGAACCACCTACCGGGTCAGCGCGCGTGTCTGGGTCAAGGACGCGTGGGGGGTGTTCCAGAACCTCTCCGCCCTGGCCGGGCGCGACTGGCTGAGCGAGGTGTCGTGGGACGACGACGTGGACCAGTCGGTGTCGCAGTGCACGGTGCAGCTCTGGCGCGAATCGTACGCGCAGAGCCTGTCCCCGATGAAGAAGAGCTCGCCGCTGAACCAGAACGCGCAGGGCGTCTTCGGCCCGCTCCTCGACATGGGGCGAGAGATGAAGCTGGAGGTGGCGACCACGGCGGTGGGAGTCGATCCCGCCGCCACCGACTGGCAGCTCGTCTTTCACGGCGACGTGGACGAGGTGGACTGGGGGCGGGGGGAGTCGCGCGTCACCCTGGTGGCCCGCGACCTGGGGGCGCGCCTCCTGGACCGGTACATCGAGACCGAGCGCGCCTACCCCGCCGCCGACCAGGCCAGGGACGCCAACGGCGCCGTGGCCGTGGAGGCGGTGATGCAGCGCATCCTGGACGACAACCTGGGCGCGGGGGCCGTGACCCTGTGGGTGCCGGCCTCGCCCGGGTGGATGATCAAGGACTTCAAGCAGGAAAAGGACTCGGTCCTGGAGGCGCTGCGCAAGCTGGCGCAGCAGTTCGGGTGGGACCTGCGCTACCGGTGGGACGCGGGGACGTCGAGCTTCCGGCTCAAGCTCTTCGCCCCGCAGCGCACCCGGGTGGTCAACGTCCCCACGGACCCGGCCAACACGGCGCCGGACTGGACCTTCGGGCCCTCGCGCTACCTGGACGTCTCCACCCTGCGCCTGGCCCGCGCGGGGATCCGCAACTACATCCGGGTGCAGTACCTGGACAGGAGCACCACCCCCAGCCAGCTCCGCACGTCCGACGCGTACGACCCCGACAGCATGGCCAAGTACGGGCGGCGCTTCATGGAGCTGCAGGAAGACACGGAGAAGAGCGCCATCGACACCCCGGCCGAGGCCGCCCAGCTCGCCCAGTCGGTGCTGAGCGACCTGGCCGACCCGCGGGCCGAGCAGGAGGTGGAGATGCACTTCTTCTGGCCGGCGGAGCTGGGCGACTACTACCTGTTCCAGGCCAACGGCGTCCACTACGACCAGGACCAGGTGGGCGCGGTGGTGGCGGTGAAGCACCAGATCACCCGCGAGCAGCAGCGCACCACCATCAACACCCGGGGGCGTGCCGCCGGCGCCTACCGCGACTGGCTCCGCCGCGAGATCCGCGTGGCGGGAACGCAGGACGATCCCGAGGTGGGGTACCGCGTGGAGGTGCTGGAGAACGCCGCAGGCACCACGGGGACGCTGCGCCTCACGCTGACCGACCCCGGCGCGCTGGTGCAGTCGGTGGGGTTCTACGTGGCCGCGGGGCCGGCGGCGCGCACCGGCCCCTCTCCCGCCGACCGCACCCCCTCGGCGGGGGTGTACGAGAAGGACGTGACGCTGCACGAGCAGCACACCTCCATCATCGAGCCGGTGATCACCCTGAAGAGCGGGCGGGTGATCCAGCCGGGCGCAGAGACCTTCGACCAGGGCGCCACCCCGGTGGTCCTCTCTCTCTCGGGCGAGGTGAACGACGCCGGCGCGGTTGTCGCCACCGCACGCGGCGACAGCGACACGCAGAGCTTCCGCATCGCCCTGCGCAAGGACCGGATGCCCACCACGGCCGAGGTGCGCGCCGCGGCGGTCTACCCGGGCGGCGGGACGGCGGCCCGCGAGGTGGTGACGACCCTCCCGGGGACGCTCGCCCCCGGCGAGATTGCCTACCTGGGCGCGCTGGCGTACGCGGACACGGGGGGGCTGACGCTGGAATCGGTGCTCGCCACCACGCAGACCAAGCGGTCGGACCGGGTCCCGCCCTCCCTCTCCCCCCGCTCGGTGCTGAACACCGCGCGCGACGCCGCCGACCTGTACGTGGTGCTGGAGTCGCTCACGGCCGAGCAGGTTCGGCTGCACGTCAAGGACGAGGCCACCGGCACCACCTGGAGCCTGGTGACCGGCCAGACGGACACCACTCCGCTCTTCGTGGCGAGCGGGACGGAGATCGGGATCAACCACTGGTTCTACAGCGGGACCGGCTCCACGGCCAAGAAGCTGGCCGCCTTCCCGCTGGTGCGTGACCAGGTCACCCGGGTGCTCTTCCAGGCCGAGGGGAAGAACCTGGGGGCGAAGTCCACCTGGGTGCCACTGACGCTCAACGTCAAGGAGCAGCCCTGGCTGGAGTCGGTGGACGTGGTGTGGGACGAGGGGACCGACACCCTGACGATGCGCGGCATCGGAGGCGCCTTCACCCGCAGCGCGCGCATCGAGTTCGCGGACAACGAGGGGTTCACCGGGACCACGCTCAGCGGCTCCAGCGTGGCCGCTTCCGACGGGGGCTCCTTCTACGCCACCCGGACGCTGGCGGCGGCGGAGCGCGGCAAGACCTGGCACGCCCGCATCACCCCGTTCAACGGCGCGCTGGTGAGCGGGGCCACCTCCGGCACCGGGGGTGTCCCCCAGCGCGACAGTGTACAGGTCCCCGCCAGCGAGAGCGGCGGGATCGAGCGACCCACCGCGGCCATCGTGTACGTGTCGGAAACGATCTCGGCCTTCACCCTGGAGTACCAGGGGACGCTGGGGGCCGGCGGCACGGGGCCGCTCCAGTACCGCACCCGGACCAACACCGAGGGAACCAACGGGACGTGGAGCGCCTGGACCGCGCTCCCCACCCCGTTCCCGCAGCAGGTCGTCACCCGGCTGGGCCGGCTGAACCGCGTGGTCACGCTGCAGGTGCAGGACGCCGCGGGGCGCACCGCGACCGACACCTTCCTGGTCCCTGCGCGCTTCGGCGGCGTGGACCCGACGGACGGCGGGGTGATCTTCGACCAGCCGTACAGCGGGCGCCCTTCCACGGACACCCCCGCGTACGGCCACGAGGGACGGCGCCGGGTGGACACCGTCTACGACACGGATGGGGGGATCGGCTACAACGTCACCATCCGCGACCCCGACCTGGGAGCGGGGCAGTACCGGAGCATCCGCGACACGGCCAAGCGGGCGCAGACCGGCCTCGCCGCGGTGGACGCGGCGGGGAACGGCGGGGAGATCGCGCGGAACGCCCCGCTGGCGCGGCTGGCGCCCGTCCTCCTCGACATCAGCTCCACCACCGGCCGCATCGCCACGGTGGGCGGCGCGCGGGCGGAGCAGATCCCGTCCGGGCTCTCGGGAGCGCAGCTCTCCCCCAACCCCGACTTCCTGAACGGGCTGACGGGCTACTACGTCTACAACAACTCGGGGGGGACCCACGTCCAGCTCTTCCACGAGACGGACGTCACCGCGCCCAACACCAGCGGAAAGCGGATGCGCGTCGGCGTGAGCGGCACCAACACCAGCCCGGGGAACGGCGGGTTCACCCTCTCGCTCCTGCCCACCGACGGGGCGGTGGCCCCCGGGTACTACCGTCGCGGCGCGGAGATCGTCTTCACGATCCGGGCGTGGATCCCGAGCGGGCTCACCATCCTGTTCGCCAGCAACGCAGTGGGGAACGAGGCCGTCCAGACCTGGCTCAGCTCCCAGACGGGAACGAGCGCATGGGCCACGTACACGTTCCGGCTCAAGGTGGGCACCACCGGGACGTTCAACACCACGGGGTTCTTCTGGGTCAGCGGGGGCACCCCGCCCTTCGAATGGTACGTGGCGATGGTGGACGCCATCGACGTGAGCGCGCAATCCACGGTGTTCGCCGGCTCCAACCTGCGGGCATCCTCCGGGGTGCGGCTGGGCGACGCCGACATCGTCACCTCGCAGGGGACCGCCGCCGACACGTCCAGCGTGGGCGGGAGGGCGGCGGGCACGGTGCGCGACGAGGCGATGGAGGGGAACCGCAAGTCCAACTACGTCATGCCGTACGGGGACGGCCTGCTCCGCGAGAACCTGCAGGTGAACGACCCCGGCGTCACCTGGCGCAACCTCACGGACGTGGGGCGCCGCTCGCAGGCGGGGCTGACGTACGCCAACCTGGACGGGACCGGCGGAGAGATCGCGAAGGTCGCCCCGCTGGCCCGGCTGTCGCCCGTGCTCCCGGCGATCCACGCGTCCACGGGGCTGCTGAACCGCGCCATCGCCACGCACGACGGGGGCAGGATCGCCTCGGAGCAGGCGGTCACCGACTTCGGCAACCTGATCTACAACCCCAGCTTCGAGGTGGACGCCAACGGGGACGGGGTGGGGGACGGGTGGACGCCCCACTTCGAGGGCGGGGGCGGAGCGTACTCGCTGGTCCAGGGGATCCACGGGAGCTACGCGCAGTCGCAGACCCCGTCGGACGGGGTGTCCTGCGCCCCTTTCCGCATTCGTGCCGGGGAGCGATACCGCTTCGGCGTCACGGTGGGGAACCCCAGCGGGACCGAGCAGAACGGGTTCTACTTCCGGGTGCTCTGGTATGGCGACACCAACGACTTCTCGCGCGGTGGCGCCATGCAGTTCACGGACCTGGTGACCGGGGACCAGGCCGTCCTCAACATCTCGGGGTGGACGGACTTCAGCGGGGTGCTGGAGGCGCCCTCGGGAGCCCGGTTCTGCCGGGTGACGTTCTACACCTGGAGCCCGCGCACGGTGGTGCTGTACTTCGACCGGGCCTACGCCCAGAGCGAGGACGCGTTCGAGGGGCGGCGGCACGTGGAAACCCTTTCCGACTCCGACCGGCTCCTCAAGTCCGGGGTGCTCCAGTACGATGGGGCGCGCGAGGTGAAGCTGGCCCAGTTCGCCCAGGCCGGGGTGGTGCAGGACGGCACCACGATCAGCTTCAACCCGCCGTTCCAGAGCGTCCCGGCGGTGATGTTCGGGCCCGGGCAGGTCACCTACGACCCCGCGCTGGGGAGCGTGCGGCAGCGGACGGTGGCGGAAGCGGTGGGGCTCACCCCCTCCGGCTTCACCGCGCGCATCAAGGTGCGCCAGGCCGACCCGGTGCTGACCACCAACACCCTGTCTCCCAGCAGCGGGATCTGCACCAAGAACAGCGCCACCGAGGCGTACGACGACGTGTACGTCTTCAACTACTCGGTGAGCATCAACTCGTACACCACGAGCAGCGGAACCACCTTGAGGGAGCCCATCTGATGCCCATATCTCCAGGCGGTACCACCGTCACCTACGGGGGCCAGGTCAGCGTGGGATTCTACACCCGCTACAACGGCTCGGGATGGGTGCTCCGCGGCACCCGGAGCTACTCCAACTACAGCGGGTCGGCCACCACCCGAAGCTACTCGTCCTCCGTGAGCGTGGACGGGCTGGGCTACGGCGCGGAATACATGGTCCAGGTGACCGACCAGTACGACCTGGGAGGGAGCGTTTCCCTCACCAGCGTCACCTACAAGACGGGGTCGGTGAACGAAGCCGGAGCCACCCCGGGAGACGTGAGCGTCCCCTTCATCGCCCTGGGAGGGGCCTGACCGATGCCTAACCCGCACGACGTGGAATCGCCCGTGACCCGGTGGCACCCGGACAACCGGGCGGAAAAGAACCGCAGGAAGCACCAGGCCGGGAAGGCGAAGGGGCAGGGCGTCGGCGTGGCCGACGCCCCGGCGCAGGCCGCCTCACCCGCACCCTACACCCCCGACGAGCTGGACCTGGAGCGGGTGCGCTGCGCCTGCGGGCGCTGGACCTTCGCCTTGTGCATGGTGGACGTGCAGGGCGTCCCCGCCGCTATCCGCGGCGATGCCGAAGAGGTGTGCGACGGCTGCTGGACGGCGTGGGTGCGCGAGGGGAAGCTTTCGCGCGCCGAGCTCGCCGCGTACCAGGGCGCGCCGCAGGAAGTGGTGGAACACATCCGGAGCCACGGGAACCCGCACCTCCCGTGACCCGTCCCCCGAACCCGACGAGAACCGATCTCATGACGACCCAGACCGACACCGAACAGCCGCCCCTGACCACGACCGAGACGCCGGGCGGGCCCGGCGCCGCCGCGCCGCACCTGGACGCCAGGCCCGCCCGCGAGACCTACAACGGCCCCGTGGTCTTCTGCCTCGTGAGCGGCGAGCCCGACTTCAGCGGCTTCGTCTTCGGCCCGCAGGGGCTGCGCTTCCTCCCGGTGGGGCGGATCCCCGACGGACGCCTGGTGGGGATCGCCGCCTGCTACCCGTCCGAGAAGGCGTACGTGCAGGCAGCCCACCCCGACGAGTACCTGGCCGGCTCGTGGAACGAGCTCCTGGCGCGTACCGAGTACGCCCCGTACGTGGCCTGGCAGGTCCTCACCCGCAACCGCGGCTGGGTGGCGGAGCAGGACCTCGCCGCCGGCGACCAGGTGGAGCGCACGGTCCGCGGCCACAAGCTCCGCCGTCCGCCCCTGGCCGACGCGGCGCAGGGCTTCGACCCCGACTTCGTCCCGGCCGTGGGCACCCTGCGCGTGGTGTCCGTCGAAGGGGCGGACGACCGGGTGCAGATCGTCCGCACCGGGCCGGACGGCAGTGCCGGCTGGTACGAGGTGCAGAGCACCCCGGCCGCGCGCGGGTGAGTCCCGTCTGCTCCGTGGAGCAAACAAACGATCGTGACACCGTTGACAGTTTGACGGGATTTCGATAGCTTTACCGTAGAAATTCCGAACACACTCCTGACATCGGCCGGAAAGGCCCCCACTCGGCACAGCGCCCGAGGTGGGGGCTTTTTTTCGTGCCCGTGAGTTCGAGTCCGACTTCGGCGGGGCCGGCGTTCCTGCACCGGCGCAAACCCCGGCATCACGGCAAACTGGCGCTTCGGTCGCCCGTTCGCCGGCCCCGCACCCGCCCACCACGTACTAGGGGACATAACGAGATGCGTTGGGATGAAGCCATCACCGCCGTGATGCAGCGGCTGAACGACGACGCGGTGCTGACCGCCGCCCTGGGCAGCGACCACATCGTCCGGGCGAGCGAGTCCACCTCCCCGCCCCTTCCGGGGGTCGTCTACCAGGTCACCAGCAGCCAGCAGCGCGAGAACGAGGAGGTGGTCTTCACCCGCTGGGACATGCGGGCGGCCACCCTGGACGAGGTGGTCGCCATTGAGGAGCGCCTCCGCGCCAACCTGGACCGGACCCTCCCGGAAACGGTGAGCGGCCTCCCGATGTGGCTGGAGTACGTGGACGGATGGGACGTTCCGGAGGCACCCGCGGGCACCGCCCAGCGCACCGTCCTGTTCCGCTTCACGGTGCTCAGGGAGCACTGAAACCGCGTGCCGCACTTCCGCGGCGCACCGCCCGAAAGGGCAAACTATCCTCACAGGGAGCAAAGAGATGACCTTCCCCGACCTGCTGTCCACCTTCAAGTCCATCGGCAAGGGCTACGTCTTCGTGGGCGACACGTCCACCGCCGGCGGGCTCCACCCGCTCGGCCTGACCGAGGGCGAGATCAAGGTCGCGTTCGCGCAGGAGTTCAACGACCTGAAGTTCCCGGAGTACACCGGCCCGGCCGTGCACGACCGCAAGCTGACCGGCGAGAACGTCACCGTCACCATCCCGCTGATCCTGGGCGACCCGGACCTGTTCGAGCGTCTGAGCCCGGTTCAGAAGTCCAGCGGCGGCTACAGCACGCAGCAGAAGGTGGAGACCACCTCGCTGGTGATCTTCCCCGAGAACGAGATGAGCCCCAGCACCGGGATCAGCTACGCCCCGGCGGC